CCTTCTCTTCGCTTCTCTCGCCCTCCTCTTCTTCCTCCTCTTCTTCTCCCTCATCGTCGTCATCTTCTTCGCCCTCCTCGGTATCCGAGTCCTCTGATTCGCTCTGCTCTGTTGCTGCTTGAGAGTTGGTCCCATCTTCTTTTTGATTGACCCGAAAATCTTCATCTTCGTCCTCGTCGAATGAACTGTCATCCATGAAATCGTCTTCAAAGAATTCATCGCTCTGGGATGACGACATGTTTGCGACATCTCCTTCGCAACCGACGAAGTAGTCTGTTTTCACTATTTCGAATTTCTGGTTTTTCAATCCGTCCAAGAAACTCTGCTGATCGCACAAATCTTCATACTCGTCGCTGAAATTAACGCTCAGTCTCTTTTGCATACCTGCGAAGACACCAAAGAGTCGAGGAAAATGAGGACATATGTTTCTCTCAACCAGACGCGAAACTAAATAAGACGCTACGCTCTCTGTGTACGCTGAATTCCTAGGATTATCGAGTTTGTCCATCAAGGTAACCAATTTCGATTGCAAGGAAAGATCGAATATGTTTAAAACGCTCTTCTCTGGATATTCTTCTTGCACGAAATCCATCGGATCCAACGTTCCGAGAATTTTCACAAAGAGTTTCGTCTCTTCAAGCAGATCTTGCTGTTTGCAGTCACTGACTGTGCACTCGAAAATCCGGTGCTTCGGTTCAAACTCTCTGGTTTCGTCAAGGGATTCTCCCCCAGATATTCTGTTAATCTCTTTTTCGACTTCTCTCTCTTCTTGTGATCCCAGCAGCAGTAATTGGCTTACATTTAGGTTCCCTTGGGTTTCTACAGTCATGTCTTCGTTCGCAGAACCAGAGTTAATCACTGAGAGAGAAGGTGGGCGAACAGTAGACGAAAACTCGACGACATGGAAATCGTGGGTCAAAGATGTTTCTTCCGAAAGAGGAAAGTTCGTAGCAAGTGAATAGACTCCCAAATGACTTCTTTGCAGGAAAGAAATCAGAATTTCGTCGTCTTCGCTACTCGCCGCTTTGTATTCTATTGAAAGATATTCTGGCTCGCTCAAGATATTTTCTGAGGCAATCATGGAAATATATCGCGTGTTATCGTAGTCGACGCTTTTTTAATTCAGAGTCTTGACGCATCTTTCTTGAGAACTAGCTTCTTCTGACTACTCTAAACAACTATTGAGACATGTGCTGGGTTGTTTCCAAGAGTGAACGTACAACTGAGTTCTATCGTAATATTTGAAACTCTTTACAACTATAATTTATAAGAAGAATTTAAAGACGACGCCACCAGGTGGTCGATTTTAGTTGTTTTCCCAGGTAAAGGGTTAAGCAGAGAAATTAGGAAAAAATAACATTCACTTCAAAGAGACACCTTCCTCTTTTTTACAAACGGGTCGACTTGCATTGGATTATGAATGTCAACCCAGATCCATGTAGATCACTGTGATCTCTTACTTTGCATATTTTTTTCTTCTTGCAGGTTTAATCAGAGCGTTTAGGAAAAAAAAATTTTTTCGATTAATTTCAGCAGAACGAAAGAATGAATCTTGCACTAACAGGAGGGCTACTTGGTATGGGATATCTACTTTCAACAGACGATGTAGAGCGTCCTCTGTTGAAAAGCAGTGAAATGCAGAAAAAGACGAATCGTGGAGGCAGCACTCGTTCGGCCGATGTGAATATCGGAGTATACGACCAATCAATTTCTCGCATGGCGCATGAATACGAGAGAGATTTGGTGACGCGCGAGTTTCCAAATCTGCGACATCCTGAGTCGACGAACGTCGTTCCTCCCTACTCAAACAGTAGAATTTTCAACGACCCGCGCACATCCCTTTCCTCTTCCTCCTCTTCCTCTCAAAGAGCAGAAGTCACAAGTTCAGTGAAATATGTCAATTCTCTCTCTGGAAAAAAGATCGCGGTGGAAGATTTCACGCATGGCAACATGGTTCCTTTCTTCGGAAGTCATATTCGTCAGAACGTCGACAGCGATTCGACTCGCAGCATCGTAGAGAATTTCAGCGGGTCGCTTCCTGTGAATTGGTTGGAGAAACGCGAGGTAGGAGCTTTGTTTGAGCCTCAGAAAGACAACACTTTTGTGCACGGTATGCCGGAGAAGACTTCGCGAACCATTGACAGGTACAATCCTTCTATTCGTCGTCAGGGGGAGAAACCTTTTCAGCAGGAATATGTGGGTCCTGGATTAGGTTTGAGTTATTCGGACGGGCCAGTGGGCGGATTCCAGCAAGATATTCGCGAGTTTCACCTGCCGAAGACGATCGACGAGTTGCGCAGAGGCAGCAACATCAAGTCGACCTACGAAGGTCGGCTGAAACCTTCGAAGAATCTAGTGACGAATCGGGGATTGTTATCTGAGATGCAAAAGAAGATGCCGGACACTTACTACGAGAATTCTGAGGATAGATATTTCACAACGGTAGGTCACGAAAAAGAGATGACCTATCGTTCGGAAATCGTTGAGAGAGACGTCACTCGACCAGAGACCTCGCGTGAATACACGGGTTCAGCCACTCCTGCGACGGTGAATCAGGGAGATCTTCGTGCGCAAGAGTATACGGAGACAAACAAGATGACTGTGCTCGCCGGGCCGAATATTCATCGAAATGTAAAAGCTGCGAAGAAAATCACAGATTATGGTAAATCTACTTATGTTGCCACAGAAACGAATAGAGCCGAAACAGGGTTGGCCACGTATACTTCGAATGTGTATTCTATTTTCAAAGCCATGTTCGCTCCCTTGGAAGATATCATGCGAGAGACGCGCAATGAGACCTTGGTGGAAAAATCTCGCGCGACATCGGGAAATCTTCAAAAGAGCGTGAAAGAAGGATTCGTGCACGACCCGGAGGACGTCGCGAGAACAACGGTGCGCGAGGGTACAGAAATACATGATCACCAAGGATTCCTGCAAGCGGACAAGAGACAGGTACAGAGCCACGATCCGGATGCGAGAGCACGTACGACTGTCAAGGAAACCACAGAAAAACAGGATCATCAAGGATTTATGGGTGCAGACGCTCGAGCTGTGCAGAGTCACGATCCAGAGGGCAAAGCTCGAACGACGGTGAAAGAAACCACGGAAGTACAGGATCATCAAGGGTTCATGGGTGCAGATGAAGGTCGGGTGATTGCGAAAGAACCAGGAGACAAGACACGTACAACGGTGAAAGAGACGACGGAGAACCAAGATCACGTAGGATTCATGGGAGCAGACAAACGAGCGACCATTTCTTACAAGAACGATATTGCAAGGGTGACTATCAAAGAGTTGAGTTTACACGATTCTGGTTACGGGCAAGTTCAAGCGTCGGTTCCAAAAGGTCAAGTGTACGATCCCGCGAACATACCGAAGACAACGACAAACGAAACTCTGGTGCTTTATCCGCGAACGGGAAATGTCGGTACGGATAAGAACGCGATGAAAATCGATTTGAACGTGTGGATTCCGAAAGGCACAGCGAGAGAACAGGATGTGGTGAAGACGACGCTGATTGCTGCTCACAAGAAGAAAGGTTTGGGGTACACTGTCACGGACGCCACGGCGCCCACCACCATTCGCGAAACCACGACGGATAATGATAACTACATTGGAGCACAGCACGCTCAAACGAGCATGATTGGTGCGTACAAAGTCACCGAATTCGACACGCCCATGACTCAGAGAGAAGTTACGAGTGACGTGGAATTCTTGGGCGTGGCCGTGAAACAGGATGGAAAGAACCCTCAGATGTATGATACTTTCTACAACGCGGATATCCAGAGTAAGCAAGAAGAGCTGCTTGAATCTCGTGAACCCACGATTTCTTCGGCTAAATCTTTCGCAGGAAAGGAATCCGTGGAAAGTATGGAATCGCATTCTGTTGAGCAGTCGAACGATTTCGTCGCTCTGCCCACTCCCGTTTCAAAAATTTATCAAGCGCCGTCCGTGGAGGCCATCACGAAAGAGAAGATCGTTGTCTTCGACGAGAAGGAGCTGAAAGAGCGAATATCTCCTGAATTACTGGACGCGTTCCATGAGAACCCCTACACGAAATCGTTGCATTCGACGAATTAAATTGGATCTTCCTTGACCATGAAACGTCTTCCTTCCTCACAACCTTTCATACATTGATTTTTTTCTTATTTATTCCTTTGTCCCCTGTCGCCCCGTCCTCCATTTGTTATTTTTTCCCTTCATCTTTCAAATCTACACTTCTCCAATCCTCTGTTGCTGCGTTCTGGATGGAGTTCATCAGCAACTCTTTTAGATCATACATACTCTTTCGTCGATCTTCTTTGTTGTCATGAAGAATGAGAGACTCTACCAGCAAGCGGATCATCTTCTTTTTTAGTCGCTCGCTCTGGTTTCTGCAAATGAATTCAATTTCGCTCTTCAAGATCCGAAACATGGAGAGTCTGCTCAGCTCTTCAACGCAAATGTCAAAATCCAAGAGATCTCTTTCTCGTTGGTCGGGATCCAAGATGAAGGAAGTTCGTTCGTCTTCATCGACTTCAAAGGTCTTTTCATCGACCTTCTCTGAGAAGTGCACAGTTTTCATCTTCTTTGCCTCGGGCGCGCACTCTGCGTTCGGATCATTCGTGGTAGCAGTAGGAGCTGTAGTAGTATCTAGAGTCATTAAATCTTGAAAACTTCTCTTTTTCGTGATTTCTTCCATGCTTGCAAAAATTATGAGGGTGACTTTAAAATTACATAAACAGACTTTTGTAGCAATCAACTCTTTCTCTTTAATTCGTTGAGCATACATGATGAAACTATCATTTTTCAAGTGCAAAATTTGCTTTCCATCCTTTTTTCTCTTCTCCGTCCTCAATACTAGGAGAAGAGAAAAAAGGATAATGAAATTCCTTAAATTTTCAAAAAATAAATAAATGACATCTATGTAATAAAGAGACAGAGAAGCCAAAACCTCAAATGCCAGTTGAGCGACGAAGCCAGAAGAAATCAAAAATTCTTGACAAGGGGTCAATCCCGTTTCATGCGCTGTTGAAATGGTCAGAGCATATCACGAAGAGTCTTGGATGGATCGTCCTTTCTGTCTATGGTTACGGAGAAACGCATCGTAGGAACGACTATCTGCAAGAAATAGACCACTTTGTCCGATATCTCAAGATGAAGAACTCATTCTCAAAGTTGCAGGAGTATGAGATTTCAATCTTGCTGAAAAGCACTCTTGCGTTCCAAAGTTGCGTGAAAACAATTCTCTTACAGAAAAAATGTTTGACTGACATTCTTTGTGTGAAAGATACACCTTCTCGACCCCAAGAAACTCTTAAAGTCCAGCCTAGCTATACCCATGTGAAATGTTGTCATAATAGTCTTTTCAAAACTTTCGGATGGATCGTCTATTCCATTATCGATAAGAACGAAGAGAGCCTCATCTCATTTCGTCACCGAGTCAACGAGGTTCTAAGCCATTTACGCATTGCGAAGAAGGGATACCAAGATTCTTTTAAAACAACCGATCTTCAAGCCAGGGACCGTATTCAAGATTTGGAGAACATGATTCAAAATGTAGAAGCTTTGAAAGATTTTATTTGAATGGAGCGGAAAATTCAAAGCTTAGTACCAAGAAATGATTCTTCTGTCTCTTTATAGAATTAAGAGGGAAAGAATGTAGAATCATAGATAGTATGCTTTACAATTCATAAGAAGAAGGGTATTTAAAGACAAAGATTCATTAGAATGATATTGTGAAAGAAAGATTTTTTTTTAGAACTCCATTTTAAAAAACTCCATGGAAAGCGCACCTTCTCAACAATATGCCCAGCAAAGAGGTATGAGTCTGAACTTCTATGGAGAAAACATGCATCCTCCGTCGTCGATCGGCGCATCCATGCAGTCTCTCCATCTCCCAACTCAAGATCAGAGAGAACCGTACCAGTACATTGTGAATCAAAATGTCATGCTACAAGCAAATGTAGAGAGACTTCTAAGAGAAGTCGCCGGACTGAAGAAAGAAGAATCTGTGCTAGAAAAAGCGAAAGAAGAACTTGAAGAAGAAATGGATTCTTTAGAGAAATCAAAGACGGTCATGAAAGGCTATCTACGCAATGAAATAGAACTTGTAAAGTACTCGAGTGATTTGATTAAATATTACGAATCAAATTTCTCTTCATTCTCAGATACATGTAAAAAGCTCCGCAAGAAAGCGATTCTTCACTTTTCCGGATTCGGCATCTATCTACTGAGTTCAATCACGGTCTACTATATTGGGTTTCAAAACTTCTATTTCTACTTGTTACATTACTCTGTATGCTTCATTCTTCTCATTCACTTTTCAAAACTTGTCAAAATTTTTCTGTGCATTCAGCACGACTTCTTGAATTTGCCGAAAACCACTTTCGTCACTTCTAAGAAAAACAAAATTAAGGAAACTGAGAAAGCCAATGATTACATCGGTGATCTCATCGATAGCTTGTAAACGAAACAAAGCGCTTTTCGTCTCTTCAACGCTCGCTCAGAAAATCAAAGAATTTGTTGAACCCTTCAGAGACGAGATCGGTAAAGAAGAGCAGAGTAAGCGCCACCGGCGTGGGTTGTCTCTGTCTTCTGTCCGATGTAGTCATATAGATTCTTTCAAATACATATACTTTGCTCTGGTAGGAAATGTACAGTCTACGCGTATCTTGACTAATCACCCAGGAGAGATTCACGATGGTCGGGAAGCTTGAGTTGTACCTGCGTCTGAAATAGGGCAGACCAATGAACCAAACGCTTTGAATCGTTTGCTGCGTGCGCAGAAGTCGCATCTCACCGACGAAGAGTTTCGTCTCTCTTTCTAGGATGTCGAACGAGATGATCTGCAGAACAGCGAAGAATGTCTTTTCGACGACGATCCTAAACTTCTCTGTATTCCAGGAGACACACACCGATGCGCGATCTTGGTCCATGAAAGGAGAAATGGTGAGATCGAGGTTCTTCAATCTCAGAGTAACTCGCGGATCGGTACTGTACTGTAAATGCCACGAACCATAGACGGGCTCAAGTTTAGATGGCACATAAAATGCAGATACATGTGTGAATACAAGAGTGAAAAGAGATGCTACAAAGACGATCATGAAACACGTTCCAAGGTTACTACTATATTCTTTCTATTTAGGGCGAAATAATGAACACTAAAGAGCACGTGGTCGTTTTCTTTTTCATTTTTTTCTTAGGCGCGAGTACTGTTGTCCTTTTGACGACGTAACTTAACCCTTTCCCTCTGAATTTTGTAAAAATAATTGAAAAATGACGCCATCTGTTTTTTAACCCTTTCCTTTAGATTTTTTATGAAAAAGAGAACTCAAGGACGACGCCATATGGTGGCCGGTGATATAGGATATGTTTTCCTTGCCAAGCTGTTGAATCCTCTTTTGCCTTACAAAAGGATCTCTAGCACTGCATAGACGAGTGTAGGAACGACCGTGGCTGACTTTTCTTCCATTTGCAGAATTTTGAGCAGCGGCTCAATCTTGTCGTCCAACCATTTTGTCACAGATAGGACGATTGCAACTTTAAAGACGCACCATAGAATGACTGCAGTTGTGAAACCTCCATTGATGACGATCTCAATGAGCGCCATGAGCGCGTAGAATGAGTAGGGTATAGAGAAAGTCGCTTTTGAGTGAAAGAAATAAACCACCGAAGCTTTGATGAGTCCTGCAATAAGTCCCATGATTCGCAGAAATCTATTATTTTTCTCTTGCTACATTTAAGATCGCATTTTTCGAAAACGGATTCGTAGAAGAACAGAGAACAAATGAGTTCAAGTGTTTCTCCTCCTTCTCCTTCTCCTTCTCCTCCACCAGGCCAGAACCAACAGCAGGCGAAACCAGAAGGTGTAAAGAAGACCGACGTTTCTTACCGAAAACTTTTACCCATTCTGGACGCCTCCTTTGAACAGTTTTTCGATTGTCGTCCGTTTCAAAACGGGATTTTTGCTAAGTTTCTCAAGTACAAATTTCCGAGCTGCAAAATGAGTTTCAAGAAGTACCAGATTCCAGAGAATCTTGACATATTGTTTCACCACGAAGATTTCTACGCAAGCGATATCCGCAAGAAGATTCTTTCTGACGCTTCTCCACACATGTTTTATTTCGAAGATTCGTCGACGATGAAATATTGGATCCTCCCCACCTTCATATATGCAGAGCAGCAAGGAGTCATGATGTTGTTTCTCTTCGAAGAAAATTACTCGAGTTCGATTTCTACGACGATAACGGCAAAAGTCACAAATACAGCAGTCATAGATGAGAATACATTCTCCATAGAATATCTTGTGAATCATGGAGATGCTAAAAAATTTTCAAAGACACAGAGTATTTTTCTCGACACTCTCCAAAAACTCAAAACAGATGCGACACATCGTCCTACTCCCTTAAAATATCTTCTTTCGGCATATTCAAGTCCAGGCTCGCGACGGCCTGGACAAGCTTGGAATGAAATCGTGCAACAATTGGGTTTTGAAGAACCTGATTTAAAAGGAGACACCTTCTTTTACATCTCCTCTTTCGACGATAAAGACACTTCTTCTTTTAAATACTACTCGTCTTTAAGGAGTGCAAGCAAAACAAACCCTGTATTTTCCAAAGTAGTTTTCAGCGATATAAAGATCACAGCAAAAGATTATTTCAATGAAGATATTGCGCAAAAGCAGATTGTTCGTGGGTTCTTCGAGAAGTTTTGGCGCAAGAAGCAATCGGTGCTCACAACATCTTCTCCTCCTCCTGAGGTTGCAAAGAATGGGCAAGAAGGACAGAACCGGTTGAGAGAGCTTGGAGATTTCATTTTAGATCTCTACCAAGTTTCTGTTTGGGAGAACGCCGTTGCAGAAACCGCATTTCTTGGCGAGAAGAGTTCTTCTGGATCCGTCGGATTATTTCAGAGATTCAATCTTTTCAAGAAAAACGATCCGAATGGGACGACCGTGAGTTCGAAATTCGACAAAGTCACGAAGAAGATGAAGCGTGAGTACGAAATCCTCGCATCGACACAAGGAACCATGCTTTCGAAATTCCATGGCAACGCTCGCTTCTTTCTTCGGATGATTGCTGCGTTTTGCGGTCGACCCGTGCGCGTCATGAAAGAGTTTAACCGTAACTTTGGTCTAGAATTCATCACCAGTGAAGAAAGATCAGGTACGAGAAGTAGCAACGCCACTCTAGTTGATATCACAAAGTATCATTTCTTGGACTTCGTTCCAGATCCTTCGGAGTCCTTGAATACAATTTCCAGAAGATCGCTGAACGAGCTTTCTTACCGTATCGGAAGCCATCTTTTATTGAATAATGTGATGAATCCGGCCGTTTCACCGCAGACATTCAGCATACCCGAGATAAAAGATATTTACGAGAAAGCAGAAACGTACCAGAAAATAGATTACCTTCATGTTTCAATCGTCGACACGTTGTACTATGAAAACATAAAGCTGGCAAACGGATATTTTTTAAGTCTTCTTCCTGATGATCTCGCGCCAGAAGAATTGAATTCGCTTCTGCATGAAATTTTTATTGTCAGTGTTCTGGGTCTTCATACATTATCATCATCATCATCATCAGAACCCCCACCATATTTGACGCATATGTCTGGTCATTATCAACGACTCTTTTCTGAAAAAGAATCATGGGTCACGCGCGCCAAGACAAACGTCAGAAAGGAAGAAAAAGCACTTCTTTGCTCGTTTATCGTCGATGGTGGTTTTTTGAACTACGACGGAAGCTATTTTAAAGGCTTAAACGATGCGAAGTACAGGAAGACAGCCATGTGGACTTCTTTCAAATGCGACGAAAAAATTAAAAAACCGATGTTTGGTATTTTGTTTGGCAACTCTCTGCTAACGGACGACGTGTTGAATCCTTTTAAACGAGCTGCATCTTCGGATTTGTCTGCTGCTGCTTCAAAAGCAGTTTCCGATACAGCAGACGCGAAGAGTACATTCTTTTCGCTGTCCTCAAAAGGAACACAATTCAAAAAGTTTTCAGAAAACATCCTATCAACGCGACTCACCATGATTCCATCTTTCAATCATTTGAATTATCCTGCTGTTGTCGAAAGTCTGAAGTATGGACGAAATGTGTTTTCGTTGATGGTTGAACAAAATGGAAATCCCATTACGATTTACTTGCAACTACAAGAAATTTATGGATCGAAAGAATATCTGAGTAAATCGGAACCTTATCAAGTCTACATTCAAACAATATCTCTGCAAATGAACGATTGTGTCTGTTTTTTGTTGAAATATAGTGGAAACAGCGACGCTCCTCCACGAAGTATGTTACGTGGATACACGAATATTGGCAATACGACTTGCTTCTTTTCCATGAATCAAGACCTCTCTGGAAAATGGTCACCGGATGGAACCAAAAGTATAGACAAAATCATTGAATTTATTTTACGAGGAATTTTCAAAGGAAGATTGGACTCAATCAATAATGATTTGAAGGACAGAATTAAGAATGGAGGTATTACTTTCTGCTATTCAAGTGCAACTGGGAAAAAACCTTCGCTTCCATCTTCCGTAAAACCATTTAATGTGGCCATGGTTCCTGTGATCATGGCGTTTTCTTCCCCAATAGGATCCGCATCAGTTCTCAGTTCTGAAGCCGACATGATGAAGTTGAACGAGATCGTGACCAAAATAGGTCAGCCTGCGCTAGAAAAAAGCGCGCCCGTTAAATTTCAGCGCAGCGAAGTTGACGATCGCGTGATTTTCACGACCGAAAACCCCGTTGTAACCAGTTACAACATTCCAAATAAGAGCCAGAAGCTCAGACTTGAGGGAGTTATATTTTTCAAGAATTTAGACAAAGAGTTGGTACAAATCGATCGTGTATATTATTTCAACGTTGCTCCACCCTCTCCTTCTTCACGGTCGGGTGGTAGTCATACCTCAGGTGTGTCAAAACGTTATCAGAGACGAATCTCGCGAAAGTTGAAGCTTAAAGGAAAGTCTCATTCAATAACAAATAGGCGTCGTTGAATTACTCCACTGCTCTTTCTCTCTCTAAAACATGTCATTCTTCCGTCTTCTACTCTTTCTTACGTCCTCGATCTTATCTGTGAAATCAGCGAAGCGTCTAAAACATACTTTCTCTATCGCTCCGAAGACGTCCAATCAGCAGAAATACACAGATATCCTCGCAGATCAAAGAAACCGGATCGTGATCACCATCGGCCCGGCTGGATCTGGAAAAACGATGCTTGCGTGCAACGAAGCCGTTCGACGTCTTTCGCTGGGAATCGTGCGAAAAGTCATACTCGTGAGACCTACAGTCAGTGTAGAAGACGAGAATCTCGGATTTTTGCCGGGTTCACTCGAGCAGAAAATGAACCCTTGGCTCTTACCCATCTTCGATCACATGGAGCTCTTCTACACAAAACGCGAAATTCTACAAATGATGACAGACCGCGTGGTGGAAATCGTTCCTTTGGCATTCATGCGCGGACGAACCTTCCATCATTCTATTGTGCTCGCTGACGAAATGCAAAACAGTTCCAAGGACCAGATGTTGATGTTGCTTACGCGTACAGGTGAAGGAACGAGCGTTTTTGTCACTGGTGATTTAGATCAGACGGATAGGAAGAGCGGAGACAATGGAATCGCTGATTTCCTCTGCAGATACGAATCGTCTAAGAAGCCGGCTGGAATAGAGGTTATTTATCTTCGTCGCGAAGATATCGTTCGCGATCCTGTGGTAGCGGACGTTCTTCGTATTTACGAATCTGGATCTGTCGCCTCTTCATCCGATGTGAAAGATTGGAAAGAGAAAGAGGCGATCGTCGAGGCGTACATAGATTCACAAATTGCGGTGATGGATTCACAGGTTGCGAATATTCAGACTGATTTCTCTGAAAGAGCAGCAACTTCGGTCTCGAACGACGACGCAGCTTTGATTCCGTTAGTAGATTTACAAAGAAGTATAAAAAAAGGCAAGAAATTGATCGGAGATACAGAAAAAAAGTCTAAAGATATACGTTAACTATTTTGTTGGATTTCTTTGCAAAGCGAGAGAACCTGAATGACTTCAACGAGTGATACGGCAACAGTTATTTCTGATGCGGCAAATTTTCGAAAAAAAATTAATGCTGCTGCTTCAAACACCATTCTTTTCGACAGAAGAAGTTTCGATCATCTGTTTCTTGGTCTTTTTAAATTTGAAGATTTTAAAATTATCGTTGAATCAACGAAGAATATTAAAAATATAGAAG